AAGCCCCGCCTCGATGGTAGCCAAAGGAACGTCAATCGGTCTGCCAACCTCATTGACCGCAACTAAATCGGTTGTCGCACGAACAGGCAATACATCGACAACGCGGCCAACCTCGTTGAGGGTTGTCAAGCTATTAACTATTCGAACGGGTATAGGCGCGTTTGGCATTTAATATCCTGATAAAAAGGGCGGGCCATGAAAAACAAAGCCCGCCCCGATACCCCTGACAAAAAGGCGGTTTTTACTTTACGGCCTTTTCTTTTGGCTTTGGTTCAACCTTGACAGGCTCAAACCATTCCTCATTGAAATCATCGGCATCAATAACTTGACCGACTTCAGCCATAACCAGCGCATTGTCGGCATAAGCCCCCCGTGCGCCGGTCGAGACATTTTTAACAGCCGTCATTAAAAGCTGTCCCGGTATACAATCGCCTTTGGCAATCGCACTTCAACGCCGCCCACGTTCATCAAGCCAGCGACTTCATAAACAAGGCTGGATTTCTGGAACGTAGGAAGGAATTGGTGAGGCCCGGGCAAGTGGAACTTCACAACCTGCGGGTTATTGTCATAAGCAATAAGGCGCTTGGTCGATGCAGTGCCAGCAGTTTCAAGTGCACGGCTCTTCAAAATTGTAAGCGATTCACCGGCTGCGTTGTTAGCTTGCAAGAATTGCAGGATGGTCGAGCCGGTATCACCGACGCGGGTCGTTGCAATGTAATTGTAAGTCGTGGTCGGCAATACAAGCGTGTTCGCAACGTGCGTCTCGCCAGTGCCAGTTTCAACCGCAGTCAAAGCCTCGTTAATGTCGCGCAAAATCTGGTCAACAGTCTTTGCAGTCCACAAGCGGCTAGAGCCAGTGCCATCGTTAGGAACCTGCGCCGATGGAGCCGAACCGTTATTAACAAAACCAGTCCAGTTCTTTTCGGCGTTGCCTGTCATGGCGATGTTGTAAATAAAGCGTTCCGATGCCAAAACAGCAGCGCCAGCCTTATCCGACGAAAGCGAACGACTCAACTTTGCGGCACGCTGCAATTCTTGCGTGTTCCACTCATAGCCGATTGCAGCCAAGTGGTAGTTATGCGTATTTTGCGTCATCGTGGTCGAAGCGTAAGGAATGTCAAACGCGCCGCCCGCCATAAATTGAGCCTCGCCAACCTTATCCATCGAATAAACGAGCGTTCCAACGTCCCACATGTCACCGCTGGTATCAACAGTCATAAAGCGAGTGACGTCAAAGCTCGGATATTTAATCGAATAAACCTCGGCTTCGATACGGCGAAGCTGTGGCGTCAAGAAAGCATAGCCTACTTGGTCGTTTGCAAAAAACTCGTCAGCCTTATCAGCAAAAGTTCCCGCTGTCTTGGCATTGTGCTCTGCCCAAATGCTGATAACCTGCTTTTTAGTGGCCGCGTCAAGAGCCATGAAGCCAACTGGATCGATAATCTCACCAGCCTTTGCGTCAAATACGTTTGTGATTGCGTTCATGTTAAAAACTCCTCTTAACGACGTGCGATACGGACAAGTCCGCCGCCAGTTACAGTTTCATCAAAAATCCAACCCGTAGCAATGTGGGTTGCGTCAGCAGCAGTCGCGCCGATGCCGTCAGCAGCACCCGCTCCGGTGCCAACCGTTACAGCAGCGCCGTCGGTTACGTTCCCAGTGCAAATTACGAAAATTGCACCTTCAGTAATGATGGGCGCATTATCGTATTGCTGATATTCGTCAGCGTCAGCCGATGGAGCAAGGTCCGTGGTAGCAATGGTCCAACCCATAAAGCTAGCCAGCGTGCCCACCGTTGATGTTATACCATGATCGCCGGTGCCGCGATAAACCGGACGGCCAAAGCCAATTCCGGCTGCGGTTTCAACAGTGCGAGAAATGCGGTTAGATACCTCACCGTTTGCGACCATGCCAGCATAGCCCTTGGCTACTACATCGGTGTAAGTTGTTTGAAGTTCAGCCATTTTCAGTTACTCCTTATGCGTAACGCAGTTTGCGAATGGAATCGACATTGGCAGAGCCATCCGTCACCTTAACGTCATGCCCAATGGCAACGACCTTATCGGCCTTTGCATCCTTGGTAATGACAGCGAATGCAGCCGCGATTTGTGAAGCGTCAAAGTCAACCGCCAAATCGCCAAGCGATGCCGAAACGACCTCCTTGCGAATTTCATCGGCGCTCTTACCATCGGCAACTAGGTCAGCTTTGAACGCCTTGGCTTTAACAACCAGTTCGGCGCGGTCAGCAACCAGCTTGTCAAGGTCAACAGCCTTTGCATCGGCCACTTGCTTTTCAAGCGCAGTCTTTTCTGCGGTCAATGTTGCAACGTCAGCCTTGGCGTCAGCCAGTGCCTTTGCGGAATCGGCAATAGCCGCGTCCTTTTTGGCTAGGACCGCTTCAACAGCCGCCTCGTCGCCCAAATTGACGGGCAAGCCGTCTACTGTAATGGTCTTCATTTTTTTCATCTCCGAAGGTGGGATTGATCGCTCGTCACGTATTTTCAATTCAGGCCCGCCCCGCGCATTAGGCACGGCTGCGATATGATTGATTCTGATATTTCGCTGGACGAGTTGGTATTCGACGCCATCGGCAGTTGTGCCGGGAGTTGCGTCAAGGGTGCATGAATAACCCATGGATAATTGCTTATGTGTGGTGTTTACTTTGGAAACGGCTGCGGCATCGCGCACAATAAGAGAAACGCGCACAAATTCGCCATCTCGCGCAACATCGCCGTTCACTTCGCCCTTGCCATAACGCGACCAATTATCAGCCGTTACAGGCTCGGAAGGATGGTCAATGGTAAGAGGTGCAGCCGCAAATGATGCAAGGCTATCGCGGCTAAAGACTTCGGCCTCTGGTCGATATACGTTTACAACCGACGCATCGCGCAAGCCATAGATGTTTTGCGGATCAACTTCGCGGCCCGCATATTGCTGAATGCCAGTCCTTGCCGCCCGAACGTCAGCGACAAGCGCCCCGTCCGCGCAAATGCGAGCGGTCAAGCTGTCTTGTATTGTTTCGGTAAAATTCACCATGACGGACGATTTAACTTGCGCCGCTTTTTGGTTTACCGCCGTTCTAGAGATTTATATCGTTAGCCAAAAAATCAGCTATCCGTTTACTACAGGACGCCACATCCATAAAGTCCCTAATTCATCGTCCATTATCTCAATGTATTGGTCAATAGCGTCACGTATTGCGTCACTTTCTTTGAAGCGCCGATGCCTTTTGTGCCAAAGTCTGTTCATCAACATATTTTCGATGAATTCCTCATCAACATCATAACTAACTGGCTTGATATTGAAAGCAGGAATTGCGGGCATGACTCTTGGGCGGGCAGCGTATTCCGAATATGGCAAGCGCCCAACTACCTGTCCCAAATCTGTGCCGTCATCCAAAACAAAAAGCACCGTTTCGTCTGGCATTTTGATGGCGACGTCGTAAATCATCACACTTCCCCCAAAGCCGCGTCAATCACAGCATTACCCGCCGGTAGTTTTCTTTATGCAAAAGGACGCATGGCCCCATATCCTCGACTTTAGTTGCAAAGCCGCATGACGCAACAGCTTGAACGGTTATGCGCTTCATCCTGCCGTGAAGGTCCGTTCCAGCGCGTTCAATATATTCATTAGGAACGAACCACGGCTTGCTGTAGGCAGTTTCCACCCTAGCAACACGCCCATAACCCTTTTTAAGGCACGGCCTATTGTAACCAAGGCCAAATTTGCGACCGCTTTGGTCAACACCGTGCAGGTGAACTTTGTCGCCAACGGTATATTCGGTGTATTCCTGATCCTGAATGCCGTGCTTTGTGCGGAAACGGTCCATTGCGGACATTACATGCCCCCTTAAACGCGCCTCAATCTGCGCCGCCTCAAGTAGCTTATCTGTTGTCATTATTCACCACAAGCATTAAATCTGTGTATGGTTGCAAAATAGCGCGTTCACTGTCACTCAAATCTTTCGTTATGCGGGACAAAATTACCTGCGCCGCTTGCCGCCGTTCGGCTTTTTGTTTGTTTATCTCGCCGGTTTTAATAGAGATAAGCGCAGACCTTAAACGGTTAGCGCGGGTCATCTTCGGTAAATACTTTTTGAATTCCCAACGATTTGCTATGGCAGCGCTTACTTGCCTTTCAGCCGTCTTTAACGCGCGTTCAAGTTTAGCAATGTCTGTCATAGCGCAATGTTAATAGCATTGCATTTACCCGTCAATCAAAATTTATGACGGATTGGCTACGGCAACCGCAGAACGGAAGCTGCCCCGGCCTATCCTCTGGAGGCGCTAATAGCGTCTTGCCGTCAACCTTTTTTCCTACGTCCGATGGAACGTCGCTGTAAACTTTACCATTGCGGGCCACGTGCTCGGCCCGTGGGTGGCGCTTGCCGGAATGCAGCCACATCCATGAATCTATTCCAGCTTCACGACGGCGCTCTTCCGCCAATGCGCTCGTTACTTTTGAAAGTTGGTCGCTCGATATTCTGATGCTACGCGCCTTGCCCAATTCAACCGCTGCCCGCAATTCCTTAGCCACTTCCCGCGCTGGCTTATTGTTTCGCAACCCGTCATAAATAATTGCGCTCATACGCCGCCGGGCCTCTGCGCTCACGTCCTTAACCAGCGACACATTGTAATTGATTGCCGCTTCAAGCGTTTGTCGCACGTCAGCAGCGCCTATCATGGTTCCTATATCAACATTCGTGGCCGACAAGACCGCGCCGCGCCATTTACCGCGATGCCAGCGTTCAACACGCACCATATAACGCTCAAGGGCTGGCGTGATTGTAATTGCCAATAAAGCAAAGCTATTTTCAGCGCGCTCGATTGCCGCTTCAATATCGGCAGGGCTATCTTGCATCATGCCGATAGTGCGTGCGTATTCATTCACTATGCTATCAATAGCGCCGTTCCATAGGGCTATCACAGGCGCATAGGCGGCACGGTATAAATCCGACGCGAAAATGTTTGGCGGGCGTATGTCCCTAATCGTAATTGACTTGCGACGTGGGTTTTTGGCCCGCAAAGTCATTTGCGTTAAATTATATCGAGACATTGCCACACACTAGCGCCCGCTCCGCGCTCCAACCCTTTTTAATTCGCATTCTCGCCGTTGAATACTTGACCCCCGACAATGCTGTTGCTTGCTTCAAAGTCATCTGTCTGCCAAAATATTCGACCATAATATTGTTTCGCCTGTTGGAGCATTGGGCTTTACTCAAAACCCACTGGCAATTGGACGGCTCATAATTTCCATCGTTATCTATTCGGTCGATGCTGTGTGCGTCACTTGGGCGCGATCCCATGTCGGCATAAAAGTTCTCAAAGCTTTGAAGCCAACGATCACAAACCGAAATCCCGCGACCACCGTAATCAAGCCAGTTTCTAACATTAGGATTTGTGCATCGCTGCTTCATTGAGGCCCAAACATAATATTCCGGCGCGTCCTTAGACATGCCATGCGTTTTTTTTGCTTCACAAACTATTGCAGCCGCCTCACGTTGGGCGCAGCCACAACTTTTTGTGTTGCCGCTTTTTAAGGCGCTGCCTTCGCAAAGGCGTTCGGTGCCGCAATCGCAAATGCAGTTCCACAAGTGCTGCGCTTTATCCCCGCGCCCGTAATGCGACACGACTAGCCAGCGCCCGTATTTGCTTCCGGCCATATCTACCGGGGGCCTTGTTTTAACTTTTGCTTTGTTAGAACATGTGATGCTGCAATTGAGCCGCTTTATCCAGTTCACGCCATTTTGGCCGTAATTGCGATAAAACTTTTCACCGCACTGAACGCAATGCTTGAAATCATCGTGAAATTTGTTAGCTTGCCACTTAGCCATGATTGCACCTCGAATGCAGTTATCGGTCAGGGCCAGCGGTGTGTTGGTAGCACCCGCTGGCCTGATTTTAGCTAGCATTTTCCAAGTCTTTTGGCAAGCCTTTGTTAGAGGCCAGCGCCTCCGTTTCACCCGTCAATTCGCTGGGGTCGTCATCATTATCATCCGGCGACTCTTGCTCGAACCCAAAGCGTTCCGTCTCTGGTATCTTTTCAAGCGCAGATTCCAACGCTGGAAGCATACCGGACTCAACAAGCATGGACTGGAAGCCCTCCGCAAATGCCGCATCCGGTATCGCACCCGTTTCTTGCGCCTTTACAGCGGCTTCAACCTTTAGCTTGAACGTCTCCGCTTTTGGCTTTTCATCCGGAACATCAAGCGCAGAGAATTTATACCAAATCGACTTATCAGCCGCACGGCCTGTTGCGCTTGGAATAAGAACGCGGTCCAGCTTATCTAAGCATGGGCGCAGCCGCAACTCTTGCATGGCGCTGACGTGCTTATGCCAGTCTTGTTGCTGTCCCGCACCGCTTGCATTCAATCCGCCGGGGCTTTCACCCAGTAAGCGCGTGGCTGGAATATCTGCGACCGCACAAAGGCGCTTGTCGAATGCTTCCATAACGTCGGCCATGCCAGACCACGAAACTTGAAACTGGTCTATTTGCTCGCCCGTGCTCGTTCCGTCGCCAGAATCGTATATCGTTACATTGTGAAGGCTCTCGCCCACCATCATAGCGGATAGGCGCTTTGAAAGATGCGATTCACCTTCCGGATCGCCAACGATTTCGGTCAGCTTAGGAATACCAACGCGAACAATGCGGGCTTTATGCAGCAATGCGGCAAAGCTGGCTTGCGCGGTGTCTGTGTTGTTTACAGCGTCAAGCAACCGTTGCAGCCGCGCCTCACCCCAAAAGCGTTCTTCCCATGTCACAGTCGCCATTTGCGGGATTATCTCACCCGTAAATGCAACAACGCGGCTAGGGTCTAACCTTGTCTGCGGGCCGTCGTTTATTGTGAACCATCGCGGCTTGCCGTAATTCGCGGACATTGGGTCTAGTTCAATATCCCCCACCGTCATCTGATAACGGCTCATGACGTGCAAATAAGCAATCTGGCCCTGCCCTATGTCACCTATCGGCTCCGATGGAAGGCCGGGAGCGCCGATAATGATTGCGCCGCCGCCAAGGCCGCGCAGGATTTCGGCTTCATAAATCTTTTGGCGCAGTTCCAGTCTGGTTTCTTCAGCTTCAATAGCCTCAATGTCCACGTCATCCGCATACCACTCGCGCCATGCACGGACCATATCAAGCGCAGGAATGTCGATGCACTTTTTCATCATACCGCTGGAACGATATGTTGCCTGTATCTGATATTGGTCGAGCGGGGTGAAATCGTGAACGGTCGCCATGCGCGGGTCGGCTCTTGTGCCTACGCCTGTCACGGCGTTCATTAGGCCGTCCGCCATTTGCGCTTTTGTTCTAGCCATAGTGCTTTGCTATGCGCTGGGAGGCCGTTAAATTTTACCGCCGATATTTTTTTGCATTTAGTGAAAATAGTTCTTGACGCGCAGGACCAACGGCCCTATCAAAGTTTTACAGCAAGGGGCAATGCCCCGCCAACAAGGAGACTGAAAATGACTAAACAATCCGCACATATCCGCCACATGGGCATCATGATTGACGCATCTTTTAACAAAGACGGATCGATTGCTTTTTACGTTGTAGAAGGTGGCTTTGGACGCTTTTATTCACTGAACGTGGCTAAGGAAATTGCTGAAGGTAGAGCAAGGAAAAAGGCATGACCCCATCCACATTCCAACGCATCCGCGCAAATCTAGGCATGACACAAACACAACTTGCCGCCGTTTTACGTATTGAGGACATTCGAACAATCCGCCGATGGGAGAGAGGCGAACGCGCAATAAGCGGTCCAGTTTCGTTGCTTATGGAATTGCTGGATGATGGTCGCCTGTTACCCTAGGGCCCTAATGTCATAGGACGATCCGCCTAGCGCAAGTTCCGAAAAAGCGTCAGCGGCAGCGTCTACTTGGTCGTCATGTGCGCCCGCTGGGAACAAGCACATTTCATCTAAGAACGGCGCAACCCATGCATCACGCGCAGGGTCGCCCGTAACAAGCAGCTTTACGTTACCAGCCTCGGCTTGGCTTGCCAGTGGCGCGGCTCGCGTTGCTTTGTCACCTGTAGGCCGTTCAACTTTCACCGAATAACCAGCCAGCTTTCGCACCATCATATCCGCTTGGGCCTTTCCAGCCTGTCCGGGGTCTTGTGCAAGACGGATTGTAACTTTTGTGCCGTCGAACCCAGCCTGATTGATAATTGACCGTTCAACGTCCATTGGGGAGCCTTGAAAGCGATTAACACCGCATATGATAAATTGCCCCGAGCGCGTCCGCACCATATCGACGCCAGCGGTCCAGTCTGGATTGTTTGTCGTGGTCTTCGCGGTAGCGGCCATATCCCATGCGCGGCAGCGACGGGCAATATCGGCGGGCAGTGCCCCAATAGGCTCAAACCAATGGCGCTTGAACAATCCACCATCACGCGGGGCGGGCGCTTGCTGTAGCTGGCCCGCAGTTGCATAAGCGCCCAGCGTTTTTTCAAGTTCAGCAACTTGGCTTTCAGGGAATCGTTCCGGGAACATTAGTTCACCCTCAACCTTGCGCGGATCGCCAGTGCCTACGTGCCATTTAGACCGGCCAGCCTCATAGCGCATTGGAATGCAAAGGTGCTGATAGCCTAAATCCATCGCAACCGCGCTAACGTCCTTTTCATGCAAGCGCTGCATGATTATGACAATGGCGGAATCATTGTTGTTCACTCGCGACGGCAATGCCTCACGAAACGTCAAAATTGTGTTTTCTAATTCCTTAGGGCTATTCGCGTCATCGACGCTATGCGGGTCATCCAAAAGAACCCTATCGCCGCGAGAGCCAGTCATTCCAGTAAAAGCCATTGCCTCACGAAAGCCTGTGCTATCGTTTTCAAATTTCGTCTTT